AATCTATCTAAGTCATGCTTTCCGTTTATCGCACTCGATACACTAGCATTCAAAGATACTTCTTTCGTTTTAGCCATAGTTTACTTTAAATTAAAATGGTAGATCATCTTCTTCTGTTGGTACGTCTGCCTCTGAGGTATCGCTAAATAGCTTATCAAATTCATCGTCAACATTTTTCTTTGCTGAAATAGAGTATTTATTTCCACTTCCTGCTGCAACTATATTAGGTGCAGATTCATTAACAGCCGGGGCTGCTACTGGAGTTTCTTCTACTTCATCAGATGGGTTTAACCATTGTAATAAAGCTTCTTTCATTTCCTCATAAGGATACTTTTTGAAGATAGTTAACGGTTCAGGCTGAGTCTGTAACCATTCTTGTACTTCACTAGCATCTGTAGATAAAGGAGTAATTTTGGTACGTACACGAACTGAAGTTTTGTTATAAGCACGACCTGATTGATCCGGACCTACAGTATCAACTGTTAAATCGCGACCTTCAATCGGATCAGTGAAATCACCTACATCTTCGTCTTCTAGAATAGCTAGAAGTTCCATGTATACCTCCTTTCCGAACTCCCATAAGCGAACACCTTTGTCTTCTTCGCCTCGAACTACAACAGGAGCGAATACTCGCATCTTAGGTTGTAATTTCTTAGCTAGTTGCCAGTTCTCTTTATCATTACTTTTGCTAATTTGAGTAGCAAATTCAACGATAGGATCTTTTTCTTCGAAGTTAACCAAAGAAATCATCGTACGAGAACCGATGCCGTAGTGAAAAAATACCTCTTTAAAAGGCCATGATTTGTTGTAGGCTGATGGAACCATACGAACGGAATGTTTACCGATACCGGGTTTCCAAAGGATGGTAGAAAAGTCTTTCTTACCTCCGCCTTGTTTTTGCTGCAATGACGCGAGCTTGTTTTTGATTAGATTTAAATCCATTTGCGTAACTTTTGATTAATAGTAATTCTTAAATATAGTAAATTATACTATAAGTTCCAACTACTTTTAAAAAAAAATTAAACTGATACGATTTTGTTGATTTTGGTCTCTAACTTTCTTAAGTCTGTACCTTGAGTTAAAAGAACTGTGTTCTTAAAATCAGGCCATTCAATTTTGTAGTTAGAATCTACAACCCCGCCGTTTAATTCTTTAATTAAAAGATTAAGAGCATTTATAGTATAAAGAGTATTCGTTTCTTTTTTACGATGAAGTAATATCGTATTTGGAATGATTTTTGAATTTGAGTTATTCGGATCAATATTATAAGTACATAATAGCTCGTCGCTATCCTTAGCCTCTAAAATAAAAATCTTATTATAAAGGATAGAATAATGAGATTTGATGTTCTTAAGGGTGTCTTCTAATCCTTCTTCTGAAGTAAAAGTGCAGAATAACTTATTCATTATATCTTGAAACGTGTATGTTGTATCCATTATAAATAGTTTGTTTTTACTAAAGAATCGTAGTTCTTTCCGTATTTAGTTTTCGATGTTAAATTAAAGTCGTTAATAATATTCTTTATCCCTAGTAATATATCCTTCTTATCCTCTGTTGAAAAGTCTATTAAAAACGAATCATACACGATTAATGATATAAAGCTCTTTTTATTTTCTAGTAGTTTATTTACTTCCTTCAATATATGAACATTACTTTTGGTTTCCAAATTTTGTATAACATAATTAAATAATTTCTGAGGATTTAAATTCTCATTTTTATCTTTATGTAATATTCTTCCAGTAGGTAATTTAATATTACCCTCTAATTTAAATAAATTCCACAAGCTCCATATGTATTCTTTAATCTTTTGAAAGAATTCTATATGCTCGTATTCCTTATCTATTCCTCCGTAAATCTGCTTAAACGTAATAGTTTTAGACTGCTGGTATTCTTCTTCGGATATTTCCTGTTTATCGAAATATAATCTACCTAATATAGTATGTATAGATTCTTTATTATCTAAATGATAACCAATTAGATCAGCAATTAACCTTAGATGATATCCATCAAAGTCAAACTCAATAAACATATCATTTAAAGGGTAAAAACTTTCTCTTGATTTATTATCTTTATTAATAGCTAAGAAGTTAATTCCGTTGAATGAATTAGTAGGGCGGTTGGTTAAATTATAAAGATTATAATAGGTATAAATAATATTATCCTTTATAGAATATGGTTTCCAATTTAATTCAAAGTGTTTATCTAAAGTTTTTTCATCTATTAGAATGCCTTTCTCTTCTACCTTTTTATATTCTGATATAAGATCATCGTAAATATTATCAGTACATTCCTTACCAATATAATTTTTTACTGATTCATATAAGCATTCGCATTTTTCATAATGCTTTGAAATAGGAATAATTTTATTAATATTAGGATCGTGATAATATTTTCTGTAATAATCTCTATGAACTATAGTATCGCATTCTAGATCAATCATTACGTTTTCCTGATCTAAAATAGTAAAATTAATATCAATAAGATTATCTGAAGGAATAAAATAAGAATGGAACTTCTTATCTAAACAGTAAATTTTATCGTGTTTTGATAGAAATTCTAGGATATCTTCTTTTTCCAAAGAAAACGCTTCACTATGATCCAAGGGTAAGATATAACCTTTATTGCCAGCTTTATAGTAGAATAAAGACACAGAATTATTGTTAGGATGATAATTACTGTTAGCAGGTATAGCTTGGAGAAAAGGTCTTCCATCAGTGGGTAGCTGTAATAATTGTTCTTTCGTTTCTACTATATAAAACATATAACCTTGATTTGTTCATAATATAAAAATTTATTTTCAGAATAACAACTTTACGCAGTTGGTTTAGCAAATTTATCATACTTTTCTCCGATAAATTCAATTAAACCTCTAAATACTTTATCCTTCTGTTCTACTAATCTTTTATTAGTATCTATAATTCCGGCTACTTTATATAATTTATTCTTTCTATCATCTTTTAAAGGACCTGTTATTTGCCAGAATACATCTATTGCCTGATAAGTAACATAATCATATACCTTATCCTGATTTATTATAGATTGATAAGTTTCTTTATTTATTTCAATAACATATCCTATATCGTTTCTTTTTTTAGCAAAATATCTCATTATGTATCCTTTCTGATAATCATTATCAGTAGGTTTAGGGTAAAATTGAATAGGTATTAAATAAGAATCTACATTTGTAACATTAGGGTTAGATATATAAGTACGAGTATTTATATCCACTAATAAATTTCCCTTAGAATTAATATCAGGAGCAATATTTGTTAATTCTTTAATAATAGGAATTAATTCTTGCGAAGAACCGTTTACTGGATTTTTTCCTGAATATATTTTACCATTATAAGTTTTATAATATGCTCCTATATATTCTTTTCCATTTACAGTAAATTCTTTACCTTTCGTATAAAGATTTGTTATTATTTTACTTTTTGGGAAATACTTTATCATAATTATTAAGATAAAAATAAACTAGATTCTTTCTTTCTTCTTTTTACTAATACATCAAGCACTTTGCCTCCACCTGTTATAGGACCTCTTGCAATATTAGTTGCAGCAGCTTGATAGTTATTATTTTTTATAGATTCTGCAATTTTCCATTTCCTTAAAGCTCCAGCTCCGGCATTATAAGCATAACTTAATAATGCAGCTTTTTGATTATCATTAAGTGAATTCCATGCTGCCTGAGTAACTTGCCCTATTACTCCAGGTTCGAAGGTATTTTTAATAGTATATATTAATGTTTTCTTTCCTTGTTCTTCAGTAATAACTGTATTTGAAGCAACAGATCTAAGTGTACCGTTTGTATCTATATATTTATCATTACCAAATCCTACTCTATAAGCATTTATATCCCAGTACGCTTTATTTCTAAATCCTTCTTCACTGGCAATAATACTATAAGCTCTTTCTAAATATGTACCTGATAGATTAATATTTCCTACTGATACTCCCTCTGATCTGTTATTATCGTTTACTATTCTAGGAGGAGCTCCTCCTGCACCTATTTCTGCAGCTCCTAATTCCGAGCTTAATACTCTTGCAGGGTTTGGTAGATTAATCATTTGACCTTTAATATTAGTAGTCCATTGATTACCTTCTATGCTATGATCAAGACCCATTATTGCAAATCCTACCTTAGATTTTCCTTGGGTAAGATACTGCATAGGTAATAAATCAGTAGGAATAATAAATCCTTCTAATAATGACATCCCGCTTATACCATCAGTAGTAACGTTTAGTTCTAAAGGTAATACAGGTTTAATTGATGTTGATGGTAAATTTGCTTTTAATTTATTAGCTACTGTACAATAATAATTTTTAGCTATTTCAGCATTAGATATATTATTTTCTTGCCTATTATAAACTGCAACTAAGTGATCATTAAATATTGCTGCAGAACTTTCATCAGCTGGTGATACCGAACCGGTAGTTGCAGGGTTAGCAGCTTCTTCTTTAACTCTCATTAATCTATCTAGAAGCCGGTCATTAATATTACCCATAGAAGAAGCATCTACGTTTAATGCTCCTAAGTTCCCTGCTTGAGAGCTAATAGCTATTTGATTACTCATTGCAGTACTTACTCCGGTTTTTAAAGTAATATTTCTTGCTATTGAATTTTTACCAAAGATAGGAATAGCATCTATAGTTGGAGTTTCTGTTGTAATAGTTGTTTGACCGGAAGAAGGATTTACATATTGATCATCATAAATTCTTACAGTATTTCCGTCATCATAATAACCAACTCTAAATTTATTTATATTACCTAAAGATTTATTTATATCTGCTACTAAAGTTTCTATAAATGGTCTTAAATAAACATTAGATTCTGGGTTTGATTTAGCTTGTGATTGTAGAATATTAATCGCATGATCAATATTGACTCCAATATTCATTATTTTACCTCTAGATTGATCTAATCCGCCTTTATCACTAAATCCAGTATTAATAAATCTTGAAACATTATCTAGACTAGTTTTAAATATTTCATTATCATTTATCTGAATATTAGGAAATAAGCTTTTATAACCGTCTGGAGAAATATTTACTGGTATTAAACATACACTGGGGTCTACAGAAAAATGAAATTTAGTTGTTAAACAGAAATTTGTTTCTGGATTAAAATCTATATAAACAAAAGGTCTTTTTAACGCAGTTTTTGTATCAGTATTAGCGTTCTTTTCATATAAAACACTACTATTATTTATGTAATATAATAATAATCCTAATTTTATGTAAATGTATTTAGAAGTTAATCCTTGATCCTGATTATCGATTATACCTGCATAATAAGCTGTAAATAAGTCTCTAAAATCAACATTTGGTACTTGACCAACGCTAAATTTTTCACCAGATATTACTTCACTATTAAATCCTTTTTTTATAAAATACCCTAATCTTTTTTCAGGATCGGTAGGTATTTCAGATCTTAATAACGGAATGGGTTCATTTTCTGTTTTAACTCTTATTTTATCTAATACTCCAGTAGACATTTTATCTTTAATAAAATCATATAGATCTATTTTACCTCCTCCGGTTCCTCTTGCAGCTGCTTCATCCCTTAATTCTATTAAGAATTTATCAATATTAGACATTACTGTTGTAGGAAGAGTTGCTGCTGGAGCTGTTAAATCTTCTTGTGGAGCTGAATTTTCTGTATTAGATGGATTATTGAATTTACTAGCATCGTAACTATAAACTATTCTTGCAACAGTAAAGGTTTTTTTAAGATTATTACCTTCATAATTCTTTGATGCAAAATCATTATCTGAGATTAATTGAGTAATATTATAAAGATCTTTATTATTAATAGAAGTATTTTGGATTCCTTGAAATATATTATCTATAAAAGTTTTAGTTTGCTGAACTCTAGTTGCTGCTGTTCTTGATTTTGTATCTGAAATTGTTAAATCAACTGAAATATCTAATACATTATCTTTATTTGTAGGTTTTATATTATCTAATATTACTTGCAAAGATCCATCATCATATTTTAAAGGTTGAGTTAAATTTTTATAAGGGCCAGTTAAATATTGATAATAAAAATTAACTAATGCAGGAAAAGATATTCTATTTCCTTCAGGATCTAGATTTAGTAAAGCCTTACTTTTATTAGAGTATGGTGGGTAGACTATATTAAGATTTTTATTAAATATATCATATGGTATTTCATATACTACCCTAAGTGTATTACAAATTGCTTTACTATATGTTTTAGTATCAGGTGATCCAGCAGCATATCCAGATTCGTAAATAAATTCTTTTGGTTCTCTTAATTCTAAATCATTAGTTAATTTAATAAATTTTTTACCTCCAACTGCATTAATTAATTCAATTTTAAATTTAGATAATTCTAAAATTTTAGGATCTGATTTTTCATTAGTGTTCGGAAAATTAACGGTTGTAAAAGAATTTAAATTTATTCCGGTTTTTTCATCTGGATCGTATACATTAAATTTTTCTGTTGTTTTAGATAATAAACATTTTTTATAACTAGGTAATTCATTTTTAAGTAATAATTCACCATTATAATTAGTTGAAGCTATAGTTGAAGGTGCTGTACCCACTTTTACTTCATTAATATAACTACGTGTATATGTTTTTTCTACACTTTTAACTAAATATGAATACACAAAGTTGCTTCCTGATGCTGCTCCTAATAATTCATCATAATTTATTCTAACTGTTTCAGATCCATCTAACTGATAGCTTTCACCGATTTGACCATATATAATTTGATTCTTTTCTATAATAGGTTCTTTAGGAATAGGTATATTCGTTACTGGGACTTCGGTTTGCTGGGTTGATCCATTAGTTTTGTTCTGGGTAGAGCCCGTGTATGAACCATTAGGCATACTAAATGTTTGATTGATCTTTAAAGAATCAATAACAGAACCAAGTCCCATTAATTTTACATTACAATCATATCCCCCATCTACATTTAGATTCCATTCG